TTTACTTGTCTGGTTGTTTTTGGTGTATATCACTTCACGGAAATACATATAGACAGTAGTGCCTTGCTCAGCCTCGCAATCTATTCTGCACAGATATTTATGGGCAGAGTACACTGGCTTGCAATTGCATTCCGTACCTTGATATGTGAACGTCGAACACATCTGATTCCACACGATTGACCTACCGCCCACAGACTTCACCGACATCAGCTTACCCCCTGTAGGAATAGTCTTGGCATACGCTGTGCTGCTATCAGTTTCAAACTTATGGGTGATACCCTGTCCTATGTCATACAAAGCATCTACCCTACGTTGCAGCTCTTTGTCCGTTAGCTTCACATTAGCTATTTCAGCAGTATTCTCAGCTATCTTACCGACCGCTGTTGTGTAGTCATCTGGCAGGCTGTCAGCCACCGCCTGTGCTGTCTGTGCAGCTGTTTCAGCAGCTGTTCTGTCCTCTGCGACCTTAGCGGCATGGTCTGCCACTGTGGTCTTGTCGGCTGTGACCTGCGTTACCATTTCCTGCACCGCCTGTCTGTCTGCCGTAGTGCTGTCAGCGCAGGTCTTTGCGGTTTTAGCATAGCCTGCCGTTATTGTCTTGTCAGCCTCGGTCTGCTGTGCTGATGTTGCCGCCTGGGCAGCTGATACCTTGGCACTATTCTGTGATTTAACCGCCTCAGCACGTGCAGTTTCTGCACCCTGTTTGGCGTTTTCTGCCTGTGTAGCGGACGTTTCAGCCGCTGTCTTTGCGGTTTCAGCACGGCTTGCCGCCTGTTCTGCGGTGTCGGCTGATTTCTCTGCGGCTGTGGCAGATTTAGCGGCGTTATTTGCCATTGTTGTCGCTGTGTCTGCGGCGGTGACGGCTGTCTGCATATCTGCGTGCGCCTGTCTGCCTATGGCGTCTATGCGGTCTAGTGCGTCTATAGCCACATCAGGCGACGGGATAGCATTATCGCCGATAGCCGCACCGATACGCAGGCGGAATATGCGTGATTTTTTAACCAGTATGTACTCCTGCCCTGACAGTTTTTTTGCACATATCTGACACGATACTGTCTGCGCTGAACGCAGTATATCTGCGGTTGGCGTCCACTGTCCGCCTGTGATATCGACCTCATAGACAGTGCCGTCGCCGTAGTCGATAGTCAACACATAGCGGTCTGCGCCGTCTACTGTCAGCCCTTCGACCGACACGGGACGGGCATTAGTTTCACCGACGTAGCCTAGCAGGGCTGTGCTTAGTGTTACGTCATAGTCTGAATTTAATGTTATCGTCATTTAATCACCCCTCTTTACTCTATTGCAATATAATCAACATAGTATGTTCCTGTTGGCACGTTTTCCACTGTTGACCCGTTAGTAGCACCCATGCAGACGTTCAGATAGTACGACTTTCCTGACCCATTAACGTGAGTGCAGAACGTCTTGTATGGTGTTGGTGTGTCTATCTGCCGTAGCGTTGCTATGACCTGCTTAGGCGCAAATGTCAGCCCAAGCGGTATCCGCATTAGCGCATTTGCTCCCGTCATCTTGTATTCCACAGTGCCATAGTGTATCTTGCCGGCTCGGCTCAGTATCTCATCGATTTCCTCGCCTGCGTGTTGCATAGGATAGTCGTTGATATCTTGCGCCAATGTCAAATTTTCATCAGCCATTATCTCGCCCCCCCTTAAAGCTGTTCTTCTACCGACAAACCTACCGCCGAAATATCAGCACTCAGTCCGCCGTCAAAGTTAAAACCAAGATTTGTTATCGGTATATCATAGCTGTCTGTGCCGTTGGTGTATGTCACCACGTCACCTATGTCGAAACGTGGGTCACCAAGTCTGTGGTACAATTCGGTAGTGTACCACGAAAATCCACCTATCCTGCGCCATAGAGATCGCAAAAGTGACTCTGTCATGTATGGGTTTTCAAATTCCAACACACGTCCTTGCGTGGTATCTGTCACACCAAGCGACAGCGTTACATCATCACTCACCTTGCAGATAATGCCCACGATAGCGTTCTGCCTTTCTGACAGTGTTGGCAGGTCTATTGTGTTGTTATCAAGCGTTTTCACCGGTTTGCCGTACCATTTTCGGACGTACCGCCCGAAGCGGTCAACATAGCCGAACTGACCCTGTGCAGAGGCCAGATAGGACAACATTTGGCGCATGGTCACGTCCTTTGGCACTGAGCTGACCTTGAAGTAAAAGTATTTTGAGTACAGCACCTTGCCGTTCTTATCTATCAGCCTTCTGCCGTTCTTGTCACGCAGTAGTCGCACCTCTGTATAGTCATTGCCGTTTTGCAGACCAAGCTGTCTGCAAATGTCGTCCTCGACTGCTTTATTCCAGTTTGGCATAGGAATATGCGGCACATATGGCTTGTCCGAGAAGTACAGCCTGTCCGCCATTGTCAACTGGACACTGCCGCCCGACTTTTTCGACTTCACACAAGTAAACCGCCCAAGGGGTATCCTCTCTCCGTCAAGCACCTCTCCAAGCTTGCTTATCTGCTCCACTGTCAGCTTTGAAAGCTCAGCGTAGGTGTAGGATTCTAGGGTGGAGTAGGTGGTAAATGCCGAGCTGTCTTTCATATACAAACTGAAAACATACTCATTCCCAAGATACTTAGTTCCGTCGTCAACCAGCTCCGCCGTCACGCTCTGAGAGCAGACCGCTCCAAGCTCTATATCATCACTCAGAGAGGTTGCTTGAATGTCCGTCTGAACGTTCTGAATGCCGTCATATGCCACAGGTGCTCCGCTCTGAGCGTCCTCTATCCACATACCCCACAAGGCTTTGTAACTCTCTATTCTGCTTGTTATCTCATTGCTTGCTATGGTGTACATATGCCCTCCTAACGTTCTGCGAATGTGACAGTACAGCTCTTGTAATACTCACCACCGTCAAGTCTGACAAGCCCCTGCGGTACATAGTCGCTTGCGTTGGCGGATATAGAATAATACTTGCCATTGTGCCAAAACTCCAGCTCTGCAAAGTCGGGTCCGTCCTCGATAAGGGATTGTATCTCCGCTGAATCTGCGACAGGGAGCATTGTCCACTTGCAGGGCAGTTTGTATTTGCAGAACTTTCTTGCACCCACAAACAGACCTGTTGTATTCACTCGTCCTGAACCTGCCGTCCACTCATAACAGTTTACAGGGCTCCAGCTATCAGGGTCAGGGTCTGTCACCCACACGCCGTTTATCTTTAGCAATGTTCCTGTCAAAATGCACTCACTCCCGTCTTACGTTTATACTGATTGTTGCTGTCCTGCATACACTTGAAAAGCACCTTGCTGTCAACTGTTCCGAAGAACACAGGGTCATAAGCTTTCAGCCAATCAAGTATAGCGTTCAGCACCCTTAACACCTCGTCAAGCTTGCCGTTATCAAGCATACCTTGCAGTTTGCTCAGCGGTGAGATCACCTCCGGGTCTGCCTTTGCGTTCCTGTTATCGCCCACCATTGCAAGGGTCGGTGCTGTCGCAAGTCCGCCTGTGGCAAGCTTTGGTATCTCAGGTATGCTTATTGTGTCAAGATCAAAGCCGAAGGTTTCTCCGCCTATGCCAGGCACCCAATCAGGTACATCAAAACTCAGGCTGTTAATGCCGTCGATTATCCAGTTGACCGCACTTTCAATAGCACTGGTCATTTTGTTTACTGCACCGATAATTAGGTTTATAGGTGCTTTCACAACGCTGTAAAGCGTGTCCCACACGCCTTTGAAGATCTTCTTTACACCCTGCCAAGCCTTCTTCCAGCTACCTGTGAAAATGCCTTTTACGAACATTATAATGCCGTTGAGAATGGTCTTTACGCCTCCGAAAGCGTCTGAAAAGGTCTTTTTGAACCACTTGCCTATGCCTTTGAAAACGCCCTTGACAGCGTTAAGAAGCTTTGTGAAGATCTCCTTTATCTTTGCAATACCCTCAGATACGGCATTGTACAGACCTTGTATGATATATCCGCCCATTTCAGCCATGACCTTACTAGGGCTGTGAATACCAAAACAGTTCTTAAAGCCCTCAATAAATGGTGTAAGAACATGGTCATAAAGCCAAGTGCCTATGCCCTTGAAAGCGTCAACGATACCTGTGAAAAGCCCCTCAACGATATTACCGCCACAGTCCTGTATCTTCTCTGTAAAGTAGTCACGGATACTGAAAACAGCGTCCTTGATAAAGCCCCACAGCACTGATACCGCACCGCCTATAGCTGAGCCTATCGCCTTGAAAAGCTTTGTGGCAATGCCGCTCCAATCTATTGTAGAAATGAACGTCCACAGCTTTTCACCTATGCCCTGCCAGTTTACAGTTTGCAGGAAGTTTATTGCCGTATCAAGCAGACCTTTCACGCCCTCAGAGATAGTCGTTCCTGCCTTGCCCCAATCAATCTCATCAAACCAGCTGTTCACAGAAGTGCCTATGGACGAGCCAAAGCCCGACCAATCAAAGGTGGTAACGAACGAATAAAGATAGTCGATGATAGCTTGCCATTTTGAAGCAAGTGTCTTTCCGATAAGCGACCAATTCGTTTTCTTTATACCGCCGTTAAGAAAATTAGCCGTACCCTTGCCGAAGCCTGCCCAATCGAACTTCTTCATAAAGCGGTATCCTGCACCAAAAATTGTGTTTATGCCTCCGCCGAAGCTGTCCCCAAGACCTGTCCAATCAACGCCGTTAATAAAGCTGTTCAGACCGTCTGTAAGCTTATCCACAAAGCCATTCAGCTTTTTCTGAATACCGTCCCAGTTGATGTATGCGAAAGCTCCGTTGACCTTTTCAGCCACAAGAGAGCCAACTCCTGCCCAATCGCCCGACTTAATGGCGTCTTTCATACGCTCCGCCCAATCTGGAAGCTGAACGTTGTCGCCGTTTATGGCTGAGTAATCAATGCCGCCCTCTGAACTGTCTGTATCGGACTTGCTCTGATCCGGTGCAACTCTTACAACGTCAAAGTCTGCAAGGTAAGTGTCCTGAGTTTTCTTTATCTTCTCCGCTGACTTCTGCGCCTGCTTTGTCGCCTGCAAGGACTTCTGATAGGTGGTGCCGAAAAGCTCAGAGATAAACGCCGCCACAGTTTTTGTCGCCGTAGCTACGCCCGTCATAAGCGTATTGAGATACGGCATTACTGTGTTCATTATCGGCGTGAAAGCTATGGTGAGGTTGGCTTTTATCTCGTTTAAGGACTTGGCAAATTCTTCGTTGCCTGAAACGGCGTTTGCAACAGCGGAACGTATTCCTTTCAGCAAAACAAGCACGCCTGCCATTAAGAACACTCTTTTTGCCGCAGATTTGAGCGAATGTGTAAACTTGCTCAGCGGTTTTGAAGTGCTGTCGATAGTTGTTTTAAGCCTGCTGAATTTGGATTTAACTGCATCAACAGCCTTCGAGCCTGCCGAACGCATTGTCTTGAAAGCTCCGCCGAGAGTTGACTTCACCGCCTTGCCTGCAAAGCTTACGGCTGAGCCGATACCGTTTTTTATCCTGCCTGCAACAGTCTTTATTTTCTGCACGGCACTTTCAGCAAAGCCTGCGATAATATCGTCCATTTTTGTTGTCTGCTCTGAAACGCTTTCGGCTGACTTGTTTGCCGTTTCCGCCGCTGTCTGACTTATCTTTGCAGAACTTGATTTAGTCTTGTCCTGCATTTTCTGAACTATCTTATCCGTTAGTTCATTGACCTCAGCTTCGACCTTTGTAGTGTCATACTCAGGGTCATAGTTCACCTGAACAGTCTTAGGCTTGATATTATCTGTCTGCCCTGCCGCTTCCTGCGCTTTTTTGCCCAGCTTATCATACTCAGCCATTGCCTTTTCAACAGCTTCCTGCATACTTTTCTGAGCGATCTCCGACGCACTGCCAAATCCCTCGTCTATGGCTTTAGTGGTCTTATCCATAGCGTTCTCAACAGCTTTCTCTGCCTGCTCTACTGGCTTTGAAAAGCCGTTCTGTATGCTTGCAGATATCTTGTCAAGCTGCTCCTGCACCTTGTTTTTTATCACAAGGTCAAGAGATATAACACCAACGCTTGCTCCGTCTGCCATTACTTATCACCTGCCTTTCCGAACATTCCCTTGAACAGCCTTTCAAAGTATCTCGCAGTTTCAAGCTTGTCTTGCTCTGTGAACGTTTCTCTTGCTTTCTGACTTCTGAACGCCGTCCATTCTGAGCGTATCTGCTTTTCAAACCTGTCGAAATTCTTTATGATATCCTTGTTGTCCTCGCTCCTGATACGAACGATCTGACCCAGTGGTGTATCGTGCATAAGCCCTGCAACGAGCCTGTACCAATCGCTGTAATGCAGATTTTCCTGCTCTGAGGGCAGGATATTGTACTGCTTTGCAATGGATTGTATGATAAGCTCTCGGTCATAGTCAAGATCGTACCAGCTTTCTTCAAACTTACTCTGCGTTTTCCTGCGGAAATCGAGCCTCTGTCTTTTCTGCGTCCTCGCCTGTTACCGCTGAGATAACAAGAGTGAAAAGCTGCTGATATGCCGCCCAAGGCATATTCATTGCCTCTATTTCCTTGTAGTCCTTTGATGCGAACGCAAGCTTGAAAACCTCGTCTATCATATCAAGGTCTTTCTTTTCAGCGTTCTTGTCGCAGATGTCAAGTATCTTCTTGACAGTTTTCTGCCTGTCGTCCACAGGGTAGACCTTGTCGTCTACTCTTATCTCAGGTGTACCTGTAAGAAGCTTGCTGTCGAGTGTATACATCTTTGCCATAGTTATTATCCTTTCTGTTTTTGTACATAACAAAAGCACCCCGATCTCTCGAAGTGCTTGACTTTGATATTTTGTTGTGATATAATATAAACAAAGAAGGGTACTGCATACAGCCTTACGGCTTGCGGTTCTCCCTCGATGATATGTTACAAAAATAACCGTCACATCTTGGTAGGAGGGCGGTTATTTTTTATTCTTATTATTGCCTGCAAGGTTGATTATGTTAATTAAAACGTTTATCAACGTAAGTATTTCAAGAATACTCATGCCGCTCACCCCCATTTCTGAGGGAAAGAACTGAACCGCCTACCGTTATATGCAGCACCCGAAGATATTATATCACGGGTGCTTTATTTTGTCAAATCATGTTTTATCCTGCCTCAGTAAATTCAGGCTTGCCGTCGGAAGCAAAGTCGAACGCAAGCGGCGCAACTGCTGTCGAATCTCCGCCGCCCCATTCTGTTACGCTGACAACGCCCTTGATAACAAGCTTTGCTCCGCTTGGGAAGTTCCACACAAGGGTTGTGGTCGCCGCAGCACCTGTTTTGAGTGCAAGGCTCTCGATGTAGTCATTGCCTGCGTCACCGACGTTTCTCTTGCCTGAGATACTGATAGTGATAGACTTACCAGTGAGCAGACGTCTTGTCCAGCCCTGCTGATCAAAAGGCTTCCACTCCTCGATATTGCCGTCAATGGATACTGAAAAGCTCTCCATATCGGCAATAGTCACAAGATTGCCCTCTGTCGAGCCGTCACCGCCTGTCTTGTCTATCTTGAACTGGTTTTCATATACGGGATAAACTCCTGTTGTGTTTGCCATACTCATTCATTCCTTTCGTAATATACTGTTGCCTCGATAACATATTCACACACGCCTCGCTCGTCCCTGCCAACAGAAATAGGCTCTTTGCATTCGAGATACTTTACCATAAAGCCGTCAGCCTTATGCTGACGTATATCGGATAGGATATCAAGAACGCTTTGTGCCTTTATCTCTGCCTGCGTGGGAGTATCAGTCCAATGAATAAGCACCGAGATATGTTTTTCAAGTGTTTTTGTGCAGGCTTTTCCACCTATGCAGATACGCTGTGGCTTTGAAGTCTTTGCGTTGTACACGCCTATGCACTTGTCAAGGTTGCCGTCAATAGCGCCTGCATACACGTCCTGCAAGTCAAGGATATCGCTCAGCATATCCGCTATGTTAAGTAAAGTCATACGCCTGTCCTCTTTTTGAACTCTGCCACAAACTCATTCTTGGCAAGGTCCTTTTTACTGCCTGTGATATATGGTTCAAGCCAAGCCGCACCTGCGTTTGGGTTATTGCCTTTCTGAAAATGATACTCAGGGTGATAGTACAAACGTCTTGCCTGCGGAGAGCCTGTCACAAGACTTGCACCGCTTTCGTCAGCGTGGACAAAGGTCTGATTATTCTGCATATCGCCTGTATCGAACGGCATTGTCTGAGCACTTACAAGGTCTGCCCTCACCTGCTCCATAGCCACCTCAGCAGACTTCACAGCAGCGTCTTCGATAGCCTTTATTGCCTGCATATCAAGCTTTATTTCAATGCCCATTATATCAGCTCCAATCTTGTGTAATTCACCCTGCCGTCAGGGTCTTTGGCTTTCTCAGAGCCATATATCTTGTACGTCCTGCCGCCTATGACCGCATAGCCCTCTATAACAGCGTTATCAGGGGCGATATCTCCGCAGAAAAGAGCCTCGCCTGACAAGGTTATAAGCTGTTTCTCTGCGGATAATTTCTGCCTTGACTTCTCAGAGTGAAAGCATTTGCCCTCAAATATGACCGTCTGCTTCTTTGAGCCGTCACGATTAAGTCCGTCCGTTCGATAGACCTTGCAGGGCGTTTTGCATACCCTTTCAGGTACAAGCTGAGGAAACTTCATCACATCAGCCCCCTGTAACATAGTCCTGTCTGCATAAGCGCATTGTAGACCTGACGTGTTGTGATAACGCCGTCAAGAGATACCACCTTTGACTTATCGAATGACATTGAAACTCCGCTTATGCTGTAAGCGCTCAGAGGACTTTCTAACAGCTCCGAATTGTCATAGATGAATTTCATCTGCAAGGCTGTAGAACGCTTTATACGCTCTCTCTGAAAGTCTGTGAAGCTGTCAATGCCCTCTGATGTTATGCGGTTGAAAGTCAGCGTGTCGATATCGCTTTCAGCTCTTTGCCGAATAGCCGAGAACTGTTCTTCGGAGATATCACACTCAGGACAGATATTGCAAAACTCAGTAGGGGTGAGGTACATATCCCTCACCCCTTACTCGCTGTACTCTGCTGTGTCAACGTCAGCGTAAATGCTGTCTATCTTTCCGTCCTTGCCGTTCGGGAAAGTGAAAACATCTGAGAACGCTCTGTTCTGATAGAGCCAGCCGTCACCCTCTGTGTGTCCGCCCGGAGCAAAGCTGTAAATGCTGTTGATCTTAGGCACTATCTTTGTGGTCTCAGGTGTTGCGATAAGCACGTTTATCTTATGCGAACCTGCGACTTTTTCATAGTATGTATCAAGTGCAGACTTGCTAGGTGTGCCCGATACCTTAGTGTAAGAGCCGCTTGATTCGGTGTAATACTCCTTGCCGCTCACGATATCGGTATCAGCGGTCTTTACATAGCTTGCAGCGCAAGGCTCAAAGCCGCCGTCCTCAGGGTCAAAGTTGAAGCGGTCATAGAAACGCTCATCATCAATGACCTCCATGATAGGCACTCCGTCAATGTCGGTCACTCTTGTTCTAAGACCAAGTCCTCCCTCTGCGATCTGCGTCATTTCTATCTTTCGTGTGAACTTGTCAGACTGCTCCAGCAGGTCCATAATTGTGGAAGTCACATACATAATGAGCGAGCCGTTAGACTTGTATCTTCTCAGCTTGCCTGCTGAAAGAAAGCCTTTGAGCTTGTCGAACACGTTACCCTTTGTGTATGATGAAGCGGCTGTTGATGAGTGATAGCCCTCAAGCTCTGCCGCTCTCTGAGCTGTCTTTGAGAAGAACAGAGCGTCCGTTTCTGGAGCAGACTGTGTTTTCTCAAATACCTCTGAGATGTTTTTGATAGACGCTGATGAGTTCGTTTCGTCAACGTCAGCCTTATCCACAAGAAACTCAACATCACGGTCGTGTGTGAGTGTGAAAGGCACGTCCGTCTGAACATACTTACCTGTGTTCCAGCCGCCGTTTCTGTTGTGGCTCTTGTAGCCTGATGTTGACATCTGTGTGAAGTGAAAAGTCTTTGCGTCAAGCCACCTAACGTTCTGTGTGATGAACGGGCTTGACAGTGTTTCCTGAATCCTTATCTCCAAGAGTTCGGGGTTCCATACTTCTGCGTAATTAAGATTTGGCATGATTCATTCCTCCTGTTTTTACTTGAATTTGTTCCAGCGTTTCTGCGCTGTTGGTTTGCTCTGTGGCTTCTTTTCATCAGTATCCGAAGATCCTGCACCGACCTTGAAACCGCCCTGCTTTTTGCCGTCGGACTTTTTATCGCCCTCGCCTTTCATATCCGGATACTTCTTCACAACCGCAGAAAGGGCGGCGTTGATATCCTGCTGACTGCCGTTTCTCACATAGCTTTCAGCCACCGCAACAGCGTCCTCGATACAGTCGGGCTTGATACCAAGCTGCATAGCGGCTATCTGAGTTTTGAGCCTAAGTATCTCCTGGTCCTTTTCATCAGGTGCGTTCTCTGCACTGTCCTGCTTGTCGGGCTTATCCTCGTTTGGCTGTTCCTGCTTATCTTCCGCAGGCTTATCAGCACCCTCACCGTTCTCGTCAGCCTGACTATCGTCCGACGCAGGCTGCTCCTTGTCGGCAGAGTTCTCATCTGCCTTGTCCGCAGGCTTTTCCTCAGCCTTTGGCTCGTCCTTTTTCTCCTCGTGAGTGTCGGGAGTTTTCTTCTCCTCCTCATCAGGGAGTTTCTTTTTCTCGTCCATTTTCTGACCTCGCTTTCTTAATTTTGTGTATGAAAAAAGCACCCGTTAAGGTGCTTAGTTCCGATATTTGGGTATAAAAATACCGCCTCGCCGTAGCGGAGCGGTCAAGAAAAAATATTATCAAGATCTATTTCTGATTTAACGAACACAGCCCCAACGTCATAATCATCATATACATCAATGTCCTTACCGTCTTTTGTATATGTCTGAATCGTAGAGCCGTCAACATCAATTAACAGCTTATTTTTCTTTGCGTCAGGAAAACTACGCTCGATCAGTTTGCAAGCTTTTTTAAACTCACTTTGACTATTATCCTTGAAAATCGTATAATCAAATTTTGTCATATCAAGCCCTCCTTTATAAGCCGTAGTTCTTGTTTACTTCGTCATTTGTTTTTGACGCAGTTTCTAAAATATCTTTTAAAGCTTCGTCTTTTGTCATGTTCTTGCGCTTCATTTTATCCTTTAATAACTTTTCAAACGTTGGTGCAGGACGTTTTTCATCAAGCATCATAGCCGTTTTCTTATCAGACATAGCAACGCGAGCTTCGTGTTTATAGTAATTTCTCAGTTCAAAAGCCTGCTTGACCTGTTCTTCAAAGGGTTTTGTTTTATCTATCTGATTAGGGATATCCGTTACATTTGCATAATACCATTCACGAACATGCTGACTGTCAGCTTGTGTTATCGGTTTTCCAAGATATTTTTTCAACGTATCTTTGTCTACCTCTATTATACCACTTTTTCCCGATTTGTCAACACCACCACCATAATACTTCTCCCTGCTATGATCCCTATGCAGCACCTCATTATGCTCCTCAACGAACACCTTTAATTCGTGCTGAGCCTGCCTGAGCTTTCGGCGGTATTCCTTGGCTGTATCAGGGTCGAGAGTGCCTGCCGCAAAGCGTTTTAGCTTGCGGACTTTCCGCTCCATTGCACGCTGTTTCTGCTCAAGCTCTCGCTGCTCTTTTATCTTCTCCGCCGGTATCGGCTCAGGTATCTGCGTTCTGCCGTGTATATACTGCGTCATTGTGTGACGGCAGTTTGGGTGAAATAGCCCGTTCTTTACGGCGTATGACAGCAGCCAAAACCACTCACCGCAATAATTTGACTTGCCTTGAAACTCGTCCTTTTCCCCCTCCCATACCGTGAATACATCATCAATGTATACTTGACCTTGCCAAGGCTCACAGGTCTTTGAACAGCCGCCATACTGCGACACAAGCACCGTATCATACCCAAGCTCTGCAAAGCGTTTCGCCGCACCCTGCAACGCTGCCCTTGTGGAAGTTGTCCGCAGAGCCATTCGCACATAGTCGGCAATGTTCACTCGCTTGCCGTCAGCGTATACGATACAGTTTATGCCCTTGTCGAGAAAGTCCCTTGTGGCAAGGTCGATAGCCTCGTTAAGCGTCATAGAGCCTGTTCCCATTGCAAGCTGTACCCTATTCAAAGTCTGCCTGTAAATATCGTCTGTCATTCGCATAGCGGCTGTTTCAGCGGTCTTTTCAAGGGTGGTGACGTCTTCCATAAGCTTTGCCATTTTCTTTTCGTTCACGCCAAAGAAATGCTTGTCGGGGATAGGTGTTATAAGCTCGTCAGAAAGCTCCTGGGCGCTCCTTTGTGCCTGCTGCTGACCCTCTTGAAACTGCTCCGTCATAAGCTGTCTTGTCTGATCGTCGATAACGTCAACGTACTCGTTCATAATGTCAAGGTTTTCACGGCGGAAGTTCTCCATATTTTTCAGTTTCTCAGCCTGCCAAGCAGACCATTCAAAGCCGTAACGCTGCTCCTCAGCCTTGTGCCTTTTGAGATTGCGTTTCAGTGAAGATATGAGCCTTAGCTCTATCTCCTCAAATATCTTTGCGATGTCTTTGAAGCTGAGAATACTGACCACCTCCAAGTAGTTGATAGCAACAGGGGTTAAACAAATTCAAATGTACGGAAACTATAATGCCCCGTCCGGGCGAGGACCGTACTCATCACCTACCGCAGTAGGCTCACCCTCTGTAAGCCCCTTTTCCTGCATTATCCGCTTGACCTCTGCGGCTTTCCAATCGTCCTCTTTAGAACTGCCCCACAGCTCCTCCACCTGCGTTTCAACTGACATAATACCATACGTGCTTGCTTTGCCCACAGTTTCAACTCTGCTGTCAAAGTCAGGTGCACCATACTCACCGAAGTCAACTGTCACTTCATAAGTCTCAGGGGCTTTGCCCTGCATATTGTCATAGGTCATGAGCACCGCAGAAACAAGCTGCGGCAGAGCCTTTTCAAGAGCCGTTGTGATAGTGTTTCGGGTGTTGCCTGTGACGTCTTTCTTCTCCCGCTGAGCGTCCGCACTTGACATCTTGCCCACATCTATGCCAAGCGTGGCAGGAGATACAAGCCCTTGCAGACACATAAGCAGGCAATTCGTATAGCTTGCCACAAACGCCTCATACTTGATATCAGGCTGAACTACTTCTATCTTAGGCGCTGCACCCTCTGCCGAAAGCGGTGGGTCAATGCTTATGTAACTGTTGCCGAACTGGTTAGGCGCTTTAAGCTTACCGCTTGCAGGATCTCTAGGTATCATGCTTTCGGGGATATACTGCTTTACCCTGCCTGCTCTGATAGCGTCCCACCATTGTGAGATCACTTCGTCCAAAGCGTCAAAGCAATCAGACTTACCGCCGTCAAAAATGCTCTTGCCTCTGTTCGGGTATTTCCGTGATGAAAAGAATTTCAGCGGCACAGCCATTATATACTCGCCCTCAAACTCAGTTCGGGGCGGTATCTGTGCAAGGCAAGGCACGTTGTCCAAACCGACCTCGTGACCGTTATCGTCATACAGACGGCTTTCTATGTACCCCTTACCGTAATGCTCTTCAAGGTGAAATCTCTTTGAGCCTGCATAATGCACAGAATGAAAAATGACCTCGTTCAGCAGACCTCGTACAAAGTTATACTCCACTTTGTCAGCACCGATAAACTCGACTATCGGCGTATCAGAAAGCTCAGTATCGACAGATATCTTGAAAGCTCCGTCGCCGTCAACAAGTGCGGTAACTATCGCCTTGCCTGTCAGCTCTGTGAAGTCTATATGCTCGGAAATATTATCGAAGTCAGCCTTTGCTTTGTCCCCTGTGACCTTGATATCGTCCATATCAGAATAGACAATGTATGAAAGCGTATCGGCGATTATTGCAGGCAGACCGCTATGTATCTTGCGTATCTTTTCTTTCTCAGGGACGCTGCTCCAGAATGAATTTGTGCCTAAGTTAAGCTGACGAAAGAACTGTGAAAGCTCTGCGGCGTCACCACGATACCAAAGCTGTGACCTTATCACATCTGTCATAAAACCTGTTTTCTCTGTTATAGTTATGCTGTATTCGGGTGCAGGCTGGATATCAAGCCAGTTTCTTATCATATTTTTCACCTTGCTTCCTATGCTGAATTTAGTCAATCTTCACACTTCCTATCTTGTCACGATACGGCAGCCAGGCATACTGACAGGAATTGATAAGGTGGTCGTTGCCGTCCTCCGGCTCAGACTTATCCTCTTTCCAACTGTATATGTTAAGCTCGTCTGCGTACTCCTTGCAATGCTCAAGGATATAAAAATCACCTGCCGCCAGCCAAGCTGACTGCAAGTGTATTCGGTCGATTATTTTCGTTTTCTTGAATGCCGGGATAAAATTATATATGCTGCCTGTGAGCCGTCCGAACTTCTGACATTCAAGTATGGTCGCCTGATCTGCGCTGTCGATATACACATCTCGTGCAAAGCCCCACGTCCTGCGGTTTTTCTCCAAGAATACTGTAAATATCTTTGGTATGTCGGAGGGCGTGAGCGGCACTTGTCTGTCACGATTGTTATACACTTCCTCGTCAAGAGTAACGCACCTTCTGTCAGCCGTTATGCCCACAAAGGTGAACGCTATGGTATCAGGTGAGGATTGCGAATAAGCGGTGTCAAGCCCGGCTGAGAAGTACACATAATTGAAAGCTTTCGCCTGCTCTGCTGTCAAGATATTTCGCTTTTGCAGGTCAAACACAAGCCCTGTTGCACGTCCTCTCAGACCGAGTATCTTGTTCTTATACAGCTTTGTGCCTTTCGGAGCGGCAGCCATTTTCCGTTTGATATCCTCATCAGTAAGTGAAAGATTATCACGAAAAGTAAAGAACCAGTACCGCCAATTGGGTACAGGTTCTTCTGTAAGCTCTTTCATTATCTCCGCAGGCACGTCACAGGCGTATTTCTGATACGGACGTGAGCGGTTTACAAACTCTTTATACACAGGCAGAGAGGGGTCGTCAGGGTTGAGGGTCGCCATAAGGTAATCGTTACGGGTTGACATCTCACGGACAAACTCGATATCAGCGGTGTTTATCTCGTCGATATAAACGCAGCCGAACTGAGCGCCCAGCACCATTTCCCACTTATCCTTGTTGTCATATCCCAGAACATAGATTATCTTGCCCTCAAACTTGATATGCGGCAGTTTGTAGTCCTTATCACCGTTGCCGAAGTACCGAGCATTGGTGTGCAGGTCAAGAATGCCGTTATCCTGCTGAATGATAGTTTCCTCAGCCTTTCCCGTAGTCTTAGCGGCAATGACGTGAAGCTTTTTCCTGCTTGCCGACACCATACGCATGAACTTTATGCCTGCGCCCACAGTTGTTTTGCCGCTTGCGGTAGTCCCCTCAAGGAAGTCCGCAGACACGCCCCGAACGCTGTTGATGAAGTCCATATACTTCTGCGACAGAGGAAACTTACTCGCAATGAGTTCACTCATTTAGCCCCTCACCGCCTATCTGAGCGAAAACGTCTGAAAGTTTTTCGGAGGTCTTGACCTCCGCCTGTATCTTAGCCACATATTCCCCTGTCATTTTGTTGAGGGTATCGACGGCTCTGATACGGTCAGCAGGGTCATTCTTGCCGTCCTTAGCGATATCAGACAAGAGTGCCTGCCTCTCCTTTGCGGTCATTATACGCTCGTCCTGAGCTTTTTCGGACAGCACACGGATATACTCCGCAACACTAGGATTATCTAGGATTTTGCAGGCGTCAGCTTTCGCATACTTCTCGCTGTATCCTGCCTTTATAGCACTCTGAACGGTGTTGCCGCTCTGAGCATAGTATTCTGCAAATTTCTTTTGCCGTGCTGTCATGAGGGCACCGTCCTTTCTGAGATTTTGATATAAAAAGAACTGCCACATTGTTGTAGCAGTTCGTAAGATTATTTTTTGTCAATGATATAATTTAATTCATCAGCAGACAAATCCGCTGAATGAATACCATTTGTTCTGGTCTTAGCAAGTTTACCAAATCTCTCAAGCATTCCTTTATACTCTGGCAGGATTTTACTGTGGCTGTTAAATTCACAATCTTTAAATTCCTGATACTTGCAATTAGATTTTATAAGCCATTCTGCATATTCATAATACTTTGCTTCTTCATTATCATTTCCGTCAAAGCCTCTAAATATATAGTCTTCACGATCTAGACCTGTCACATCTTCAAGATTGTCAAAAGAAAAGGTCATGCACCTTAACATCTCTAATATCTCATATACTTTTTCTGAAACTGAATACGGGACTTCACATAACGCTGGACCGATCTCTTCATAATTATACTCAAATCCCTGTGCAAGAATATCTTGATATATCTCATATTGTTCAGCGTTATCAGTATCAAGGCGTTTAAGTATCTCATACTGATTGAAAAGTATTATTCTGTCTTTTCTGCTAAGTTCCATTTTAGAACCTCCTTTTGTTTATTTTCTATATATTAGCATATAAAGCACAAAACATCAAGGTTATAAACAAAAATTCTCCCTACTGCACAAAATCATTTTGCCTTTTTTATGCAATACTTCAAGTTTTCGACATTTATGAACTTTTTACGACACAACGCAAAAGACACCCCATAGGAGTGCCTCTTGTGAAAATATTATAAGGAGTTTTGTAAAATGGTGGAGCAGGTCTTAGCGGTGGCTCGCTTTCCCTGCATAAGCCCCTTACGGGGCTTAGAAAATTGGAGGTGACTTCAATGAAAGTACAAGTCTGAGGTACATCTACACTTTCCTCAGTTTAAATTATAACACACCTAAAACGCACAAACCGCACAATTTTCACTTTTCTTGCAAATATCTTTGGATTTTCATTCGCACTCCGCTCTCTGACATTCTTCCACCACTAACCTGCATAGCTATCTGCAAGTACGTCTTACCCTTGATGAATTTCAGCACGAACATTCGCCGTGTCTGATAGTCCTCTATCCCCTTGATAAACTCCTCCACAGCTCTCTGCTCACGCTCTAGCCGTGCCTGTTCGCACAGCAATGAAAGTGTATCGCCGCTTGGCAGAAAGCCGTCTATGCGTGTGCTGTGTGGTGTGTAGGACGGCGGAGTGCATACGCTGATACTGTCGGCAACGTACTTGCCTGAAAGCTCTGCCTTGATGTCCTCAATGGCTGAGGCGTTCCTGCGGTAGGCTTTCAGGCGTGACATGGTCATAGGGTCGTTTCTTTCCATAGGCTATCCCTCCTCAATATCCAACAAGCTAAGCTGGTTATTTTTCATGTCAAATACTCTGTCACGCCATTCAACGCCGATATAGTCAAGAACTCTTCCCCAGCCGTACTTTGTGCCGTCAGCATCTTCACAACACTTGTTCATCCAGAAATCCCACTCTTTTTCATTTCTTTCACGAAGCCTGTCAAATCGGTGAGGGCGCTGTTCCATATGTATGCCGAAGCCGCACATTGAACAGCCTGTACGCTGAGCTTTTGTTGTGCAAAGCTTTCCGTCAAAGTCACGTTTTATCTCGCCATAGATTGTAGGCACAGGCACATTCAGGTCAAGTGCAAGTTGTAGCAAGTCCTGCCTTGTAAATATGGCAAATGGCGCTGAACGTATCGTGCTTTTGCCAAAGTAATTGCAGCCGTTAAGCATTAGCGATTTTTCACGTCTGCCACCCTCACTTGCCATAAGTCCTAAGAACGGCACACTCTTGTGTTGCTTTGCCCAATCATCACACGGCTTTTCTTTCATCCAGAAACAGCATTGTGATGATACCTTAAACGGCGGTATCTTGTAGTCAACACCCTCGTTTTCATTTTCGTAACCGCCAAACAGTTCAAGCCAGCGCTGAGAAAGCTGCATTCTTGTATGCTTGCGAAAACCGCCATACTCTCCCGTTTCACCCGTTATGATAGCGTGACGAACTGTCTTGTTCTTGTCCGTAGGGTGTGCAAGCAGTTCTATTTTTGCGGCTGTTTCTTTTGATAGTACAGGAAAACCATATTCCCGTATGATATCTATTTTTGACTTGTATGGGCTTAACTTTATCACTCCAAGTTGCTCGTGTATCTGCTGAATAGATTTGTCTTCAAGACTAGATACCGATACACCTGGAACATAACTGAAACCACAGTAATCATGTATAAATTTCAAAAGCGTTATGCTGTCAAGTCCGCCTACCGATATGTGCGTATTCAGATTTCTTTTGTCACATTCACGAATGAACTCCCTTACTCTGACCTCAGCGTATTTGACCTTGAACTCATACGGCATTTTCTGCTTAGTTTGGAAAGCTGTTATCTTCTGTTCATTGTCTTTGGTACGCTCCTCATAGCTTTTCACTCTTATCCCTCCTCAAATTCAGGACATTCCGTTACTGTATACGAATGTATCATACCGCCCTTTTGCGCTTCATATATTCTGTGCTGACACGTCCTCCAACCCTCAACCGGTCTGCGGTCTATGGACCATGCACAGCCTGTGAGGTATTCTCCTGTTATCTTATCCTTTGTCGGTACTGCGTGGCGGCAGTGCCAACAGAGGGTGTGGTCAGTGTGTTTCATTCTCACACCTCAACTCTTCCAGTCTACAATACACCAACGTGTTGCCACAAGTCTTGTCAGCGATCTCTGCCTGATAGAAGAACTGACCTGTCTTACTGTTCTTGCGGATAATACACCCTGTCAGCTCGTAGCAGTCAGAGCCGTTGTAGCTCACCCTGCGTCCGAGACTTTTCTTTACCTCGTGTATCGTCATAGCTCCTCTATCCTCACATAAATGCCGGGTATGTCCGCCCAGAACTTTTCGCATATCTCACTCGCCACAAGCTGGTCGTCAATCCAAAAGCCGCATAGTGTCATACAGTCCTTGAACATCTTCTGCAGGTTGTCTGTGTCGGGCTTGCTGATCTTGTACTCTCCGTCCTTGTGCTTGCCGTCATTAGGAAACAGCCACTTTGTTATCAGCCGTACGCCCTCACGGTATGGAGTGTTAAGGCTATACTTAGAAAGATTTGCTATTAGCTTTTCTTTTGCCGCCTTGACATCGGGTGGATCATAAAATATCGGCTTGCCATTTCTCACAGCTACCTTGTGTTCCTGAGCCGTAGCCGTCGGCGGTATCATCGCCATAAAAAATTCAGTCATCATCTTCCTCCTCGCATTTGAAATCTACTCCGTGCCACTTGTGTGACTTGTCATCATACACCAATGCTCCCGACTGTTTGACCATATCCCAAATGTATTTGAGTACCTGCGGCTGTTTCACGAGCCACCAAAGCGTGCGTGATTTTCGATAGTCGAAATCTTCATTAGGCAGCTTATGAAAAAGCGGTGGCATTTTCTTAGCTGCATTAACAACGTCTTGCCTTGCCTTACTTCTTGTTGCTTTCATCTGCGTGTGCTCCTCTCGTGCGTCATTATTCTGATTACTTTTTCGTCGGGGCAGTTTCAAGCCCCCGACAAAAAGTATTGTTTATAATAATAGATTTGTCTGTCCGTCCGACAAACTCGGTAATTTTCGATATTGTCCGACAAGTAAAAAGCTCGATTTTGTCCTGACACTTTTTCGATTTTTTCCTGTCTGTCTAAAGTTCAAAAATTCGATTTTGTCTTGTCTGTCTACTGAGCTTTTAAACCACATTCTCCCTCTTCTATCCAAAAGCCACCATGCTCTTTGAGGTATCTTCCAACGGTCTTTTCGCTCTTTCCTATGTACTCCGCCAGCTCAGAAATGCGGCACTTGCCGTTCTCCTGCACACCGCTGAAAGCTGTTTCAATGCTCTCCTTGCGCTCCTTGCTGCGGTCTTCATTGGTCTTCTTCTTGCTGAAATTTTTCTTCCAATTCGGTGTGATGTCCTCTACCTCGCAGTCTTTAAGCACGCCCACAGTATCCTCTCTGTGAACAGGATAGTCAAACCACATATTGAGTGGAGCGAACTTCGGGAACTCTCTCAGAGTGCCCTCTATACGCCATGCCGTGCGGTTTCTTACTGCAAGCTTAGCCTTGTCTATGTCGGTCATCATAAGCTTGTATGAGTTCGGGTGCAGGTACTTGTGCGTTATCTCAAGCATTTTTGACGGCGTAACAAGATCGTCCTGTGAACAAAGGTCATCAGTATTTCTGTAAAATCTCCTCATCCAGTTCTCACAGATACGGCAAACAGTTTCGTCCTCCTGCTGTTTGTAAAGGCTGTCTGAGATGTCAAGCTCTGAAAGGTCAAGAAGTGCGTCAGGGTCACGGGCGAATACTCCTGAACCGCTGGCTCTGTCCATTGAACGCTTACCGCCCTGCGCTCCCTTTGAGTGGTGGTGGCAGTATATGACCGCACAGCCAAGCTCTGTGCATACCTTGTCAAACTGGTTGCAGAAGTGCGCCATTTGGTCTGCTGAGTTCTCGTCGCCTGTTATGACCTTGTAGATAGGGTCTATTATTACAGCAATGTAATTCTTCTTGCTTGCTCGGCGTATAAGCTTTGGTGCAAGCTTGTCCATTGGTACGCTGTGACCTCGCAAGTTCCATATGTCTATGCTACTGAGGTTTTCAGGCTCTAGGTGCATTGCGGTGTACACGTCCTTGAAACGGTGCAGACAAGATGCTCTGTCAAGCTCTAGGTTGACGTATAGTATCTTTCCCTTGGTGCATTGCCAGCCAAACCACTTGACTCCCTCAGCTATCGCCACGCACATCTCGATAAGTGCATAAGACTTGCCTGCCTTTGACGGACCTGCAATGAGCATTTTGTGACCCTGTCTGAGAACACCGTCAATAAGTGGTGGTGCAAGCTCAGGCAGGTTATCCCACTCAGCACTCAGGCTCTCAGGGTCGGGGAGATCATCATTGATACTCTCTATGTAATCTTTCCATTCTGAAAAGCTTTCTTTGCCTATGTTCTTGTCAATGATGAACTGTTTCTTGCCGTTCCTCATAACGCCTGGCATACGGCTAAGACGTGAGGGATTGCGGTTTTGTTTATCTATGTCAAGGCCACTTTCCTTGCAGACCTTGTAAAGAAAATCAACACGCCTGCGGTATTCATCATAGTTGGGAGCGTCTATCTTGACGATAGCGTGAACGCTCTTTCCACCGCTGTATACAAGCACAGCGATAGGAAGTTCAAGCTCTCTCATCACAGCGTTCTGCTGTTCTATAGGCATACTGTCGCTTTCAACAAGAGCATAGCGGTAGTCTGTTACATTCTCGTTCTTTACGCCCTTGCCGTCAAGAGGATTGAAACGTATCCACGCTCCTGCCTCTTCCTTGTAGTCGCCAAATACCGCACCAATGTCGCCGTTACATTCGCCAAGCCTCTTGATAAGTTCCCCTGCCGTCCTGTCACAGCACCCCTTTGTAGGCAGATACTTGGTCTTGCCGTCCTTTTCTGTTTCCCACGTTTGCGTAACATAGCCCACGTTCTCTCCTGCTTCAAAGAGTGTTTCAAGATATGTGACTATCTCCTTGACAGGATCCCATTGAGCAGGCTCGGTGATCGGTATGCCCTCACCGCCGTTTACAAGGGGGCTGCTTTCTTCTGCAACTATCTCGCCGTCCCAATCGTATGCCTTAAACTCATGGGGGCTGTATCCTCTTTCCTTTGCCATTTGCACGATAGTTCCTGCGGTCACGGGCTGAGCATTGCCGTTAAAGCCTTGCCACTTGTGTTCGCACTCACCACTGTGATAACGGCTGTCTGACCTCGACCAACTGTCCCAATCATTCACGGAATAGCCCTCGTGCTTGAGAGCCATTCCCACATTGACCCATTCCTGATAATCACAGCTTGCAGGGTCTATGTATTCAAGCATTTTAAGCAAATTTGTGTTATCCATTCACTTCTCCTTAGTTCTCAGGTGTGTATGTTTTCGGGTCGATATCTCTCGGCACTCTCCAACCATTGGCAGAAATACGAGCTATCATCCTGCTTGCACTGTCAAAGCTCCAAGAGCCAACGTGCTCAAAACCCTTGCTTTCAAGCAGTCTTATCTGCTTTGGAGTGGTAAGTCCTGCATTACGGCGCTTTTCAAGTCGGTCAAGGATAAGCTTTGCCTTGCCTGCGTTGTCTATATCATCAGGGAAAATGCCCAGCTTTTCAAGCTTTGCTTTCTGTTTGTCGGTAGCAGGAGCGCACTCCCAGCCAAAAGCAGGAACGTAAGAGGACAAGTCCTCAGCCTGTATTGACATTTCATACTGCAAAGGGTCAACGAGCTTTCGCTTGCGTGTTTTCATTTCTTTGAGCTGCTTTGCCAAAGACTCTTCACGCTGTGCCACAACGTCCTCGCTTGCCTGTTTTTCTGCCTCTTCGATATCTACTGCACAGCCTGCCTCATTGGCAAGGTTTTCGGTCATTTTCTCAGCGACTTCTTCATTCTGACAGATAAGGTGTGCAGGTCTGCAAAGCTCGTGGCGTTCTGTGTGCCATAGGAAATCAAGCAGTAAAAGCTCTGTCTTTCCCTCGCAAAGTCTTGTGCCTCTGCCTACCATTTGACAGTAAAGCCCACGCACTTTTGTTGGTCTTAGTACGATAACGCAGTCAACTGACGGACAGTCCCACCCCTCTGTGAGGAGCATTGAGTTGCACAGCACGTTGTATTCGCCCTTGTCGAAAGCTTCTAATATCTCCGCTCTGTCTGTGCTTTCTCCGTTGACCTCAGCGGCGTTGAACCCCTTGCTGATAAGGATATCACGGAACTTCTGAGAGGTCTTGACAAGCGGCAGGAACACAACTGTCTTGCGTTCCTTACAGTATTTGAGCATTTCATCAGCTATCTGATAAAGATATGGGTCAAGCGCCGTGTCGATATCACTTGCCTTGAAATCTCCTGCCTGAGTTGATACTCCTGAAAGGTCAAGTTTCAGCGGTATGGTGATAGCCTTGATAGGTGAAAGATAGCCCTCTTTGATAGCCTGTGGCAGGGTGTATTCATATGCAAGGCTGTCGAACACCGAGCCTAAGTTCTTCATATCGCCCCTGTCAGGTGTAGCCGTTACACCAAGTACCTGAGCCTTTGGAAAATGGTCAAGCACTCTCTGATAGCCGTCTGAGATAGCGTGATGAGCCTCGTCAATGATAATGGTATCGAAGTAATTTTCCGAAAAGCCTTTGAGCCTTTTCTCACGCATAAGGGTCTGAACTGAGCCTACTACCACACGATACCAAGAACCTAAACAGCTTTGCTCTGCTTTCTCGGTGGCACAGCCAAGCCCTGTTGACTTCATAAGCTTGTCCGCCGCCTGGTCGAGCAGCTCGCCCCTGTGGGCAAGGATAAGCACACGCTTACCCTGCCGCACACATTCTTCCGTAACAGCCGAGAAAAGTATTGTCTTTCCCGTTCCTGTCGGCAGAACTGCAAGGACTTTATTTATTCCCTCAGACCATTGTTCGAGTATAGCAAGCTTAGCTTCGTTTTGATATGGTCTTAAATTCATCATCAGAACGCACCGGCTTTCCAGCCTCCTGTCTGAGCAGGCTGACTATACTGCGGTGTCTGCGTCTGAGCAGGCTGAACGGTAGTCACATTCTCGTCATAGGCATAGAGCTTTTTAATCTTGTTGGACTGCCTGTCCTCGCCGTCCTTGTTCTTGTAGTTGTCAACGTAGACGTGACACTTGCCCTTTTTGCCTGTGATAGCGTTCCAGTTCATTTTCAGCGGTTCGCCGTGCTTTTTTAGCCCGAGAGCTAAGAAAAGTGCTGAGAGCTTCCACTCAAACTTGTTGCAGAGGAAGAAGTTCTCTGTTATCTCCACGCTGTCCTCTGCACCCCAAATGGTGAATGTGACCTTTGCCATATTGCAGGGCGGCACTTTTGCCGACCCCTCGTGTCTTGCACGTTCGTACTTTGCAACGGTGAAGTCATAGTCCCCCTCAGGGAGCAGGACAAAGTCCCCACCCTCGTTGACTATCTCATCTTCCCAGCCGTATTCCATAAAATTATCCATAGTGTTGTCCTCCTTTTAAAATGGTACTTTCTGATTTTCTCTGATAAGCGGTAGCATTTGCTCCCAAGCACCTATCAGACAGCCCTGTACGAAGTCGTCAGGATAGTTTGTGATAGGGGTATCATAAGGGAAATAGTTTCTCTGAGATACCACAAGACGTATATCCGATTCGCTTACGTTGTTGGCTCTCATAAGGTCCGCAAGTGCTTTCGGTATGCCCTCAGGGATAACGATAGGCGGTGGTGCAACGTCCTCAAAGCCGCTGAGATCAGTAAGGGGCTCGTTAGCTTTTGGCTCGTCCGATCTCTGCTCTGTCTGTGTAGGCTGTGCTGTCTGAACTGTCGGTGCAGGCACAGGCTTAGGCATTTCAGCAGGCTGTGTATACGCAAACAGGTGAGCTATACCACTATACTCAAAAGGCATTTCAGGCGGAAGTCCGTCACGATTTTTAGCGTCCCAGCAAGGGTGATGTGTGGTGTACATTACACGGTCACCGCCCTGAGCCTTGAACTTCTTGCCGTCCTTATCCACAGCTACTGCATATGTTTTGTAGTTTGCAAACAGCACCATATCTGCCCACTCTTTCACAAGAGGCGATATCTGAGAAGAAGTTTTCTTGCCGAGTTTCAGTTCCCAGCGGTCATAAGCACCAAGCTCGTCAGGCTGTTCAAACTTTCTCATCTGAGCGTGAGCCGTAAGCACAACGTTGATACCGCTGTCAACTACCTCCTGCAAGAGATTAAGGAACTTGCCTATCTCCTCTTTTTCGTAAACATAGCCGTTGCCGTAGCCGAAATCTTCAATGCCTTTTTTCTGATGTGCCGAGCAGATCGTTTCAATGCAAAGCTGTTCAGCCCAATCAAATGTATCAATGACAAGGGTCTTGCAGAGCCTGCCGTTCATAGCTTCCTTTACCTCGTTTTTGAGCATTTCCCAGCTTGTTGGCTTAGGAAAACGTCTGATGTTCAGCTTCTTTGTACTGCCCTCAGTATCAATAAATACAGGGTCGGGGAACTGAGCCGCAAAAGTGGATTTGCCTATGCCCTCAGGACCATATATCACGACTTTCTGTGCGGAGCTTACAACTCCTGATGTTATCTCATACATTAAAATGCACCTGCTTTCCAAGTTTTTGTTTCTGTGTTTTCTTCCTTATCATTGTCCATTGACCTGCCGTCCTCGATAATGATGCTGCACTCGTCACCTGTAGAAACTCTTGTGGCTATCGCCTGCAAGCCCTGTGCTTCGAGCCACTTGCCGAAATCATCAAGGGTGTCGGTATCCATTTGTTCAAGCTTGTCCAGCAGGACAAAGCCACAGTCAGGGTTGAGCTTTCTCACGATAGAGGTAGCGACGATAAGCTGTTCAGCACCGCTGATACTGTCCCACTTATGCCCGTTATACAGCAACTCTCCGTCCTCAACTGAAAGCCCCTCAAGGGGCAGGTCGGCATTTTTGAGCAAGTCAGTTTTAGCCTGCCTTACGTCCTCTATCTGCTCAGTGAGATATGTATACTGTGAACGGTAGTCCTCAGCGTCTATCTCAGCTTTCTCCCTGTCGAGGTTTGCTCTTATCTTCTTGTTCAGCTCCTCGATATCTGAGATATTCTTTTCAAGCTCCGCTGTGCTTTCGTCCACAAGGTCTTGTGCGTCAAGGCTTGCAAGCTTGAAGTTGTTCACTGCCGCTTCATAGCTTGCTTTTGCACGCTCATAGGCAGACTTAGCAAGTTCCAGCTGCTTTTCGTAGTATTCTTTCTGGTCACGCTTACGCTGATTTTCGCCATTACGAGCAAGTATATCCTGCTGCTGTCTGATAAGCTCCGAAGCCGAAACAGGCTCGGCAGGGACGTTTGCGTACACAGGCATTTCCTTTGCGAACTTAGACTTCTGGTCAGCTATCCTGCCGATAGCGGTACGCTGGTCATAGAGGGAATGTTCCTTATGCTCCAACTGATAGAGCGTATCACCCACACCGATTATTTTCAGCAGAGTTGAAGCTTTTTCCTTGCTCGACTGATTTATGAACTTAGGCAGGTCAAGTGCGAACTGTTCAACGAAGCTGTTCAAAAGCTGCTGACCGCCTTTTTTGCCTGTGCTGTCGGTGACTTTGAGGGAGCTGTTCTTGCCCGAACGCTCCACCACGATACCATTATCGAGGGTGATCTTCAAATGCGGTTCGACAACAGACCCCTCACGCTGAGGAGAGGACGGCTTATACTTATCTCCCCCAAGTGCCCAAGCGATAGCGTCAAGTACAGAGGTCTTGCCCTGCCTGTTCTTACCGCCGATAACAGTAAGCCCATTCTTTGCAGGCTCAAGCTGCACGGCTTTTATCTTCTTAACGTTCTCAAATTCAAGTGAGTTTATTTTTACTGACATTTTAGTTCGCTCCTCTCATATTTTCAAGCTTATCCCTTGTGCTGAATATTTTTCCGTATGCCTCTCCGATATCAAAGGCTCTCTGCTCACATTCTGACATTCCCTCATAAACAGTAAGTATATTTGAGCAAGCTTCATCAGCAGTTTTGTATGCTTGACATATATCCGATTTTGTGCTATCATCAATTTGAAAAGTGTTTTCTTTTTTCGTCGAGCTTGTGCCTGTTGCTGCAGGTGCAGGCTCGGTTTTCATGTAGCGGGCAAAATATCCGCCGCATTTATAGATTTTTTTGTTAAGCGGACATTGTCCACAGTTTCTATCTGCACTAGTGCAAATCTCTACCGCCTTTTCAAACTCCTCTTTTGTCATCATCGGTATCATCTTTATCCTCCTTAAACTTTTTCTCCCAGTGCTTTTCAATGGCACCAAGTACTATGTATATCACTACATCTATCACTGCAAGCACGGCTATTGTTATCAACAGTATCAACGCCATTTTACCACTTTCCTTTCATTTCAACTTCGATCTTGACTATGGGTCTGCCTGCTTCTCTCACTGCACGCTTAATGCTCTCCTCTGCTTCCTCGTAGGCAGTTTCTTTTACGCTTACATACCACCTGTATGCTACATACATTGCAAGCACCACCACGAGCGCTACCGCTGCGGCACATCTGATTATCTCTAGTACGGCTATCATTTTCTCACGTCCTTTCCGTAAAGTGTGCGGAGTTTTTTAAGCCTTTTCTCGAAGTTGTCGATATCAATGCCCCACACCTCGTAGGCTATCTCGGTATTGACCGAGTGTGGCAACCATGACTTCACACCACGCTTTGCCATTTCTTCCTTAACAGCTTTCTTGATCTTGATAGTCTGCGTTTCACCTGTGCTGAACAGTTCCTTGATATCCGCATTGGTTATTTCGGGCTTTTCATAGTACAGCCGCACTGCCATTTCAATGTCAGGTGACCTCATTTAGCCCACCTCCTCGATAGTCAAAACATTCTCATGGGGACAAATAACACTTGCCTTTGTCAGAGCCTCGTACTGACTCTTTGCTGCTACTGTGAACACCCTTTTATAATGATACTGGTCTATCGTCGTTACCTTGTACAGTTTCATTGCTTTGTCACTCCTCATTGTGTTTTCTGTCATTTCTGCTTCCAGCGAACATATCCTGCAAACATTGCTAGTTATCATGAGAGACAACGGAATTGTGTTGTCAAGCCCTATTAGCATACATATACCGAATGCAAGCGGACTTGCTAGACACAACGCAATACCGAGATAGTACGCTATCTTTTTCAAATTCAACGTTTGCCCTCCTCATATTGTGACCTTGTTACAATCAGCTCTCCGTCAAGAGTCCAATACTGAATGACCTCTCTACAGGGGTCATTTTCTGTTCCTGCACCTTTCAAGGCTCTTGTTACGATCACCTGCTCAACCCTAGCACTGTCACACCCTCTGGGAATAGCAGTAATTTTCTGTTCCACTTTCTCACCTCTCATTTTCTGTCCGTTCAATCGGACTGTTAGCTGTTGACATTTTCAGCGTTCTGAGTATAATTAATGTCAAGGACTTCATTGATAGCCGCTTCAATCTTGTTTGACTTGATCTCACCTGTCATTATCTTATACAGGTTTGATGTGTCGAGATAAGTTTCAGGAAGAAGCTTCTTGACTTCCTCAATGAGCCACTTCTGTGTCTTGTTGAGTTTAACAAGACGTACCTTGACTTCCACGCCGTACTCAGTCAGCGGTCTTTTACGTTCACTAATAATTAACACCACCTTTGCATAATATTCACACTAATATGTGTTTTACATATTGACAGTTACGTTTAAATGTAATATAATATATTTACCAGATACAAATATTACGCTCTTGCGTATTGCCTTGACTGTATTATATTACACTTTTGCGTAATTGTCAAGTGAAAATTACTCTTTTGCGTAATTTTGTTATATTACACAAATTATGAGGTGTAACTATGTCAGAATTGTACAATAGAATTGAAAGCTTGTGCAAAAAGAGAAATATAAATGTAACAGTAATGTGCAAAGAAACAGGTGCAAGCAGAGGCTCTTTAACCGATTTAAAAGCAGGCAGAAAAAAGAAGTTATCTACAGATACACTATCAAAGATAGCTGAATATTTCGGAGTTTCTGTTGATTATTTGTTGAACGGTGAAGATAATATCAAAGTCGAAGCACATAACGAGCCTATATATCTTGATGACGAAACAAGAGATATAATAGATGAGCTGAGAACACGACCAGAAATGAAGATCCTCTTTAGTGTGTCAAAGAACGTCACCAAAGAGGATATAGAAGCTACAGTTGAGATTTTAAAGCGTATGCAAAAGGATAGTGAATAGATTGGATTATTGCATTAGATACGTTCCTTTGCCCATAACGGTAAAGGGAGTGACAGCAATGGATTCTGACGGATTTTATAATATATACATAAACTCTAGGCTATCCTATGAGGAACAAAAAAAGACTATAGCTCACGAAATGGAGCATATAGTCAGAGGTGACTTTTTCAGCTTTGACGCTCTCGAAGAAGTCGAGACAATGTAGACATAATGGAACAACAAAATGAAAACTTACGAAAACGCACTTCAAATAATTGCCGACAACTACGCTATTATTGGTAAGGAACGGCACGAACTAGCCGCTATGGTAATCGATAAATATAAAAGTTCTACCGAGCCTTTTGATATTCTTGGCGTTGCTTACGCTTACTTGTGGCAGGGTGCAAAGTTCAGACGAGATGCTATTTCTTATTTTGAAAAATATTTGTCTGAGTACTCAGATATAGAGTTAAATTGTCACTGTATAAAAAGGTGGTCTATCTACTCCGATTTAGCAACGCTCTATGAAAAGGAATATAAGTATCAGGAAGCCATTTTATGTTTGCATAAGTGCATTGCCATTGACGATCATTCAAATGCCGCTGATTATATTAGAATCGGTGACATTTTAGTTAAAGAGGATATAAGCAAGGCAGAAGATTTCTATTTAAAAATCTTGAATGACCCTAAACTAAGTAAATACAAAAGACAGTTTGCTTACGCTCTTGATGAGGTTATACAAAAGAAAAATAGGGGCTATGTTTACAGACCCCGTAATAAGAAACAATAACTAATTATAATTCAAATTACAGAGGTGACAGAATGTCCTCAGAGAAACGCAAATCAGAGCCAGGCTGTATCGCCACTATGTTTGGCTACACAATATTAGCTTGTATTGTATTTACTATTTTTAATTTAGCCAAAACACATCTCTCTACTAAAGCCAAAATAATCATTTTATCGGTTATTGGCATACTTCTTATTCTCAAAATATTCGGATTTTTTAATCGAAAATATACAATGTCTCAGCTTGATAATATGGAAGGTCATAGATTCGAATTTGCTTGTGCTGATATCTTGAAGATGAACGGCTTTTATGACGTAAAAGTTACACAAGGCTCTGGAGACTATGGCGTCGACATTATTGCAAGAAAAGGTATGCGAAAATATGCAATACAATGTAAATGCTATAGCCACAAACTTGACAATAAACCTATACAAGAAGTAATTGGCGGACTTGCATATTATGGTTGTAATAAAGGCGTTGTTATGACAAATCAATACTTTACTGAGCCAGCAAAACAGTTAGCAAAAGTTAATGGAATAGAGCTATGGGACAGAAATGTTTTGTCTCGTATGACCAAAAGAACAAGCAAAATAAAAATGCGTCTCAAAAAGAAAGAGCATTTACAAGAGCATAATCCTTATTCCAAAGCAAAGCAACCAGTTACCGAAACCAACAGCTTTCAAATTTATTCTACCCCTAAATATGCAGAAAAAGCTACAATGATGAATGACCTTGATGATTACCCCCGTATTTGTAAAAAGTTCTTGAAAGAAAATGCCGAATATATAGTCTGCTACTATAAAATGACTTTTGATGTAGTTCTAAAATTAGAAAAGATAGATGTTTTATACAAGCAAAATTCAGTTTCATTCGAGTTCTTGCATACGCCGCAACTTCCTGTAAGCAAGCTAAAAAAGTCGCTTAAAGACTTATCAGAATACATAAGCATTGATAATATTTCATTGCATTCATCTTGCACTACTCCTGGCTGCTTTGCAATACAAATGCCAATGCCTGATTACTTGGCTAAAACATCCAGGTTTATTGATAAAAATAGTAAATAAAAAATCTCGCCCCCAAGTGCTACCAACACTCAGAGGCGAGCAGAGCAGATACTACCAATATCAGCTCAAAAATTCACACCCAAACCCGTTAAGAAAGGGCGAATTTTGCCCTTTTATTGTAGCACACTTTTTTAAGAGTGTCAAGAATAGGAGGAATATTTATGCCGATCTACAAAATGACGGACAAGAATGGAAAGAACATCAGAAAAGACGGTCTGCAAAAATATCGTGTGCGTGTCAATTATACGGACAGTTTCGGAAAGCCTCATCAGATAGACCGTGTGACGTTCGGTGCAGAGACGGCTAAGCAGCTTGAAATCCAGCTTACACAAAAGCTCAATACTAAAGAGATAGCTCCAAAAATGACTATCGGACAGCTATTCACGGAGTACATCACCGCCAAGTGTTCAGAGGTCCGTGAAACATCACTGGACAAGTCCCTAAGAATACTGAAAAAGAACGTCCTGCCCACCTTTGAAAGCGTGAGGATAGATAATCTGAACGTACCAATGGTGCAGAAGTGGAAACAGGAGCTGTCAGAACAGGGATTGGCTATCGTCACTCGAAAGAACATTTACGGCGAGTTTCGTGCAATGATGAACTATGCTGTGAAAATGGAATACATTCCGAAAAACCCCGTTATCACCGCAGGCAACTTCAAAGCGCCCCTTGAAGCCAAGAAAGAAATGCTTTTCTACACGCCTGACGAGTTCAAGAAATACATATCGGCAGCTAAGAATTATGCTCAGGAAGCAGAGGACGGCGGCTCAATGTACGAATGGAACTACTATGTATTTTTCAACATAGCATTTTACATGGGTATGCGAAAAGGCGAGATATACGCTCTGCAATGGACGGATATAAAAGACGGCTACATATCCATCACCAAGAGCATTGCTCAGAAGCTCAAAGGCGGTGATCGTATCACGCCGCCAAAGAACAAGCCAAGCATACGGACGATACAGATACCAGAGCCATTAAGAGCAGTGCTGTCAGAACATTACGAACGCTGTAAGAAAGCTGTACCGAAGTTCAATGATGATATGTACATCTGCGGCGGTGAGCGTCCTATTCGTGACACGTCCCTTGAAAAGACAAACAAGAAGTTTGCAGACTTGGCAGGTGTCAAACGTATCCGTATTCATGACTTCCGTCACAGCCACGCTTCCCTGCTCGCCAATGAGGGCATAAACATTCAGGAGATAGCAAGACGTCTTGGACATTCCAACATATCAATGACATGGAACACCTACTCGCACCTCTACCCACGAGAGGAAGAACGTGCGGTGAAGATATTGAACACAATCGTGTAAAAATCGTGTATACAAAAGAAAACCACCGTATTTACGGTGGTTTTTGTTCGTTTGGCGGAGATGGAGAGATT